TAGATTCAAGACAAGGAGTGTTATTGGTATGATTAACCCAGAAATATTTACAAAGTTTAAATTAGAAAAAGATATGCTTCCATTTTCTGCAAGTAAGATCAAGACTTGGAAGAATAACCCAGCACAATTTGTCTTACGATACATCTATGGCTATCCTACAACCTCAAATCACGCAATGGAACGAGGTACAGCAGTTGAGTTTGGCCTAAATCATTTGTTTACTAATAACGCTACTGTTGAAGAATGTTTTGAAAAAGCCATTACTTACTACAAATCAGCCACAGCTTTATTAGAAGAAGAAGATGATAAGCAACATGATATGATTGCACCAATGGTTGAACAATGTTTTGAACAACTAGCACCTCTCAAAGATCATTTTTTATCATTTCAAGGTCGTATAGATACAAATATTTTAGATATACCTTTTTATGGGTTTACTGATTTTGTTTTTGAATACGAAGAAAAAATATTAATTATTGATCTTAAAACAAAAGCCAAATTTATGCCTACACATGATGATATGCTTCAGATGGCTATTTATGGCAAAGCTATGAAGGAAAAGTTTGATAAGCCTGTTGAAATTAAACTTTTAATTTGTACGCCTAAGAGATGTGAATTTGTTGATTTTGTACCTAACGCTAAGTATTTGAAAGAAATAGAAATGCACCTAATGAGTTGTGCTAATATCTTTAATGCGTGTAATGAACCAGATGATATGAAGCATTTAATAGTACCTAAATTAGATGATTGGACTTGGAACAGTGCTGAACTATTGGAGCAAAGACATGAAATTTGGGGAATCTAATTGTTGTGTTTATTGTAACAAGCAATATTTATTAACTAATATGATCGGTCTTAATTCTGTTGTTGCTTATGAAGTTGATGGAATTAAGGCTGGTGGTTACATTAAAGATAATATGTTTAAATACGCTTGTATTCGCTGTTTTAATCATATTATTTTAGAAACTAGCACAAATAAAATACATGGTTATAAAAAAGAAATAAAAAAAAATGGAGAAAAAAATGACGAAAATATGGAAGATGGGAATTAGCACCGATAATTTTATCGCTGACACAGTAAACCTTACAAACGAAGAAATAGGTATTTACTTTAGATTACTATGCTACGCATGGAAGAATGAAGCATATTTACCTAAAGATATATCAAGAATAAAACGCATAGTTCAAAACGCCCAAGAGGAGGATATAAACTACATTCTAGAAACATACTTCAAAGAAGATGAAAACGGATACTTCTCAAAAGCCCAAAAGGAAGAATTTGAATGGGTCATAGAGAAATCTGGTAAAGCTAAAGAAGCCGCAGAAAAAAGATGGTCTAATGCGAACGCATCACAAACGCATATGCGAACGCAAAGCAGTTATAGTCATAATAATAACCATAGTAATAATAATAATAAAATAATTAATGATGCTTTTGATGATATATGGTCTAAGTTAAAAATAAAACGTGGAACAAAAGCAAAAGGTCTTAAAGCATACATCAAACTGCACGGCAAAATAGAACCCAACATTCTCATAGAAAAGTTTAATGCGAAGGCAAATAGCTTGGAAGATGTCACGTTTTTACCACATTTTAGTTCTTGGTTAAATGCTGAGGGTTGGACGGAGGAATTATTACCAGAAAAAAAAGAAGGTACATCTTTTGGTATTGTTCAAAAAGATCAATTTAGAAACTTAAAATTATGGCAAAAAGGAATAAAAACTATGAATGATGATGATCAAGATATCCTGTTAAAGTATAAACAAGGTGAAATAACAAAAGAAGCTATGGAAAAAATGAATTTTAGCATATAAATATCGCATGGAAGATGAATTAAAAAAATTATTTTTGACAATACCAGATGTTTATGGTGGATATTCTGCTGTTATTCAAGTATCTGGTTTTGAAACAGAACAGGAAGCAAACGATTATTTAGTTAAAAATCATAATACAGAGGACATGGAAATATTAAATCCAAATAAAACAATCCATTAATGAAAATAGAAAATATAGAAACAAATAAAATATTACCTTACATAAATAACCCAAGAAAAAACTTAAACGCAGATAAGGTAGCTAGTTCAATAAAAGAGTTTGGTTTTCAACAGCCAATAGTTGTTGATAAGGAAATGATTATTATTGTGGGTCATACACGCCATCAAGCCGCAAAACTTTTAGGATTAAAAACTGTACCAGTAGTTATAGCTGATCTACCGCCTCTCAAAGCAAAAGCATATAGAATAGCTGATAATAGACTTAACGAGGACTCCGAGTGGGATATGGGTTTATTAAATATAGAGTTTACTGATTTGTTAGATAATAATTTTGAAATGGAGAACTTAGGGTTTGACGATAAAGAACTTGAAAGACTTATTGTAGGAGATGAAAAAGGTTTAACAGATGATGATGATGTTCCAGAACTTCCTAAAGAACCAAATGCTAAACTAGGAGATATATATCAACTTGGAGAACACAGATTAATGTGTGGGGATAGCACTAATATTCAACAAGTAGAAAATTTAATAAATAATAAAAAAATTGAAATGTTATTTACCGATCCCCCATATAATGTAGCCTTTAATGGTAGAAGTGGAAAATTTGATGTTATTAAAAATGATAATTTGTCTAAAGATGATTTTAAAGATTTTATAAATGAATTTATAAATACATTTAAAACATTAAACATAAATACTTATTATATTTGTTGTAATTGGGCTTTTTATGGTATTTTACAAGAACTATTAAATCCTAAAACTTGTATAGTATGGGCTAAAAATGTTTTTGGTTTAGGCAAAGGATACAGACATCAACATGAGTTTATTTTATTTGATGGTTTTATAGATGCTTCAATAACAAATGAATCTGATTTATGGGAAATAAAAAAAGATTCTAAATATAAACATCCTACACAAAAACCAGTAGCTTTATCTGAAAGGGCTATTAAAAACTCAACAAAACAAGGTAACGCTGTACTAGATTTGTTTGGTGGTTCTGGCTCAACATTATTAGCTTGTGAAAAAACAAATCGTATATGTAATGTTATGGAATTAGACCCAATATATGTAGATGTAATAATAAAAAGATGGGAAGATTATACAGGAAAGAAAGCAGAGTTAATAAATGGCTAGACCAAAAAAATACGACATAGACCCAGAACAAATTAGAAAATTAGCTAATTATGGTTGCACCAATAAAGAAATAGCAGACTTTTATGGCTGTGATGAAAGCCTTATTAGGCATAGTTATTCCGAATATCTGACAAAAGGTAAGGCAGAGATGAAATTAAGGCTTAGACAGCTACAATGGAAGAGTGCTGAAAAGGGTAATGTGGTTATGCAGATATGGTTAGGTAAACAAATGTTAAATCAAACAGAATACCCTATTACAGAAGATACAGAGCCTTTAAAATGGTCAGCCGATTAAGTGCCGTTAACTAAACCACAAAAAGAAGTCATACTATGTGATAAGCGTTTCAGAGTGCTTATATCTGGACGTAGATTTGGTAAAACATTTCTTGCTATTCAAGAGATGGCTAAGTTCTCTAGGTTTCCAAATCAAAGAGTATGGTATGTGTCACCCAGTTATAGGCAATCAAAAACTATTTGTTGGGATATGCTAAAACAACAAATGATTAAACATAGATGGGTACAAAAGATTAATGAATCTGATCTAAGTATAGTTCTTAGAAACAACTCAGTTATAACTCTTAAAGGAGCAGATAATGAACAATCATTGCGTGGAGTAGGATTGAACTTTGTTATACTTGATGAGTTCGCTGATATAAAACCTTCAGCTTGGTATGAAGTTTTAAGACCTACATTGAGTGATACTCTAGGACACGCTTTGTTTTGCTCAAGTCCAAAAGGTTTTAACTTCGCATATGACCTTTATTCTAGACAAGATCCAGAATGGCAATCATTTAAGTTTACCACAATAGAAGGTGGTCAAGTAAGCCAAGAAGAAATAGAACAAGCTAAAAATGATCTAGATGAACGCACATTTCAACAGGAATATCTAGCTACTTTTGTCAATTATGCTGGTATTATTTACTATAACTTTGATAGGAATACGCATATCATAGATCATTATGAGAGAGATTCTAAGGTCATTCATATTGGTATGGATTTTAATATTGATCCTATGGTTTGTGTTGTAGCTCAACAACGTCAAAATGATTTAATTATTGATGATGAAATACAGATATGGAGTTCTAATACTTCAGAAATGATTAATGAAATTAAATCAAGATATCAAGGTTATAGAATATTTGTTTATCCAGACCCAGCGTCAAGACAACGTAAGACTTCTGCTGGAGGAATGACAGATTTATCTTTACTACGCAACGCTGGTTTTGAAGTTAAAGCAAGATCGCAACACCCATTAGTCAGAGATAGAATTAACGCTGTAAACTCCAAGTTAAAAAATGCCAATAATGTGTCAAGTCTATTTATAACAAAATCTTGTAAAAACTTAATTAAGAGTTTAGAAAGACAGATATACAAAGAGGGAACAAGTGTTCCAGATAAAGATAGTGGGTTTGACCATTTTAATGATGCGTTAGGCTACATGGTAGAATATATGTTTCCTTTGCGTAGAGAGTTTAAACCAAGCGAACCAACTAGGTGGAGTTAGATGGCGAATTATAGTAGAGAATTTTTAACAGCAAAACATTCGGATTATGAAGATAATCTAAAGCATTGGAATTTTCACTATAGATCATATTTAGGTGGAGATGATTTTTCTAATGGATATTTCCTAAACAGATATATCCTAGAACAAGATGATGAATACATAAAGCGTATAGACTTCACTCCATTAGACAATCACTGCCGCAACGTAGTACAAATTTATTCAAGTTTTTTATTTAGAGTTCCTCCTAGCAGAGATTATGGCTCTATGACAGGTGATCCTCAATTAGAGTCATTTCTGCAAGATGCTGATTTAGACGGAAGGTCTTTTCATAATGTTATTAAAGATATGCAACAACACGCATCAGTTTATGGTTCTTGCTGGGCTATTATAGATAAACCAGCTACCATAGCAAAAACTAGAGCCGAAGAATTATCTCAAGATATTAGACCATATATCTCTATCTACACTCCAGAGAATGTAACAAACTGGAAATATGAAAGATTACCTAATGGCAGATTTTATTTAACTTCATTAACTATTATTGAAGATATAAACGAAGAAGAAGCAATCGTTAAAGTCTGGACTCCAGAAGATATTACTACTTACAGAGTAGATGAGTATATGAAACATTATGCTAGTTCTAAACCTGTAAAGATTGATGAACAACCAAATGCTTTAGGGGAAATACCAGCAGTTATTTTATACAATCAAAAGTCTATGCGTAGAGCTATAGGTATTAGTGATTTATCTGATGTTGCTGAGTTACAACAATCTATCTACAATGATTATTCAGAGATTGAACAGCTAATTAGATTATCTAACCACCCAAGTTTAGTTAAAACACCTAACGTTGAAGCAAGTGCTGGTGCTGGTTCTATTATAGAAATGCCAGAAGATATGGACGCTAATTTAAAACCTTATATTATTCAACCTAGTTCACAGTCCTTAGATAGCATAATGAAAGTAG